CCTCCTGTCCTGGGAGGGACGATCAGTAATCGAACGTCCAGTCGTCATCGCCTTCGATGACATAGCCGGTCGTCGGCGAAGCCGTGACATTCGACGACTGACCAGCTGTCATGGCGGGCTGAGCGCCAGGCGTTGCCTCGGCACCGTTGATCTCCCACTCCACACCGGCAACCACCGGAAGGGTGACCACATGCGTGGCACCGTCGTACGTCGGAGCGTTGGCTCCGGTCAGCCTGACCTTGGTCGCCGCCGTTCCGCCGAACAGACTGATGACTTCATCAGGAAGCGGAAGCCGAGCCTCGACCGAGGCCACTCCGTAGAGGATGTCCTCGAGATCTGACAGAGCACCCGAGTCGACCACCGTCGAATCGACCACCAGAAGGGCCGTCGGCTTGAGGTCGGTGACAGCCACCGGGCTGGTCGTGACGTCCCAGCTGAACGCGATCGCCTCCGGCGAATCGTTGATCGTGGCGTAGGCCTTCTCCGACGGAGCAGCCTGACATCCGTAGACCATGTGCAGCTTGAAGCCGTGATCCGTTCCGTCGATGTCGTTGCCGACACGGCTGCGATAGCACAGACCGAACACTTTGCGTCCTTGCTGCCCGACCGTCACGCCAGGCTCAGGAATCGCCGTACCGTCGCACTGAGCGAACTCCTCCGGATAGGTGAACGCCTCGATCGTCGCGCCAAACTCCTCGGCCGAGATCAGGTTGAGGTACTTGATGTTGTCCGCGAACTGCGGGTTGGACTCCGCGCCCGAGGGAGTCTCGGTGACAGTCGTGAGACCGTTCCAAGCAACCCCGTCCTTGTAGTCCCCCGTCGCATCCGGAATGTACAGGACTCCGTGATCCACACCTGTTTCGTACAAGCGCTCGCCAGTCTCATCCCATTTCAGGGGTGCCATTTAAATCCTTTCTCTCTCAGAAGAAAACGTTGTAGACGTCGTGGTTCAGGTTATCGGCAGTGTAGAACCGATTAAACACACACAGCGGCATTGAAGCCACCATGGCAGGAATATCACTGTCAGGATCTCGATCAATAACCGTGATCATGTATCTCAGCACATAGTTATATGGAGCATTATCAGCAAACTCTGTGTTAGCGAAATCACGTTTGTAAATAATGCATGGGTATTCCAGCTTCACGTTTTCAGGAGGCTGGAAATATACATTATCTGTGAATGATTCAAGAAGTTGCTGCAGCTCAGGCCTTGGGGCCATTATAAACCTCCCCTAGCCGAAGCAAAAGACGGGGGCTTTGCACTTCGACACTCGAAACCGTCCACAAAACCCCCGCCCATTCCACATAACGAATATCAAAGAAATGCTGATTGGCATATTCATCGGCCACAACACTGATCGAGTTCTGAACACTGAGATCGTCGTTAAGATTTTCCCCCTGGTGAAGTTCCCTCGAATTTCGGACCACATCACCGTAATATGAATACTCGACAATCTGATCGACCCACACACCTGGCGTGGTTTCTACCGTTGCGCCGTACCCGACACGACCAAAGAACCTTGCCATCGAGAACCTGCTTTCCGATTAGGCCTCGTTCTCGAACGTCCACTCGTCGTCGACGTTGTTCTCGAAGTAATGCCCCGGCGTCGGAGTCGCGTAGATCTTGAGCGACTGCCCAGTGGCGAGCACGATCGGCACAGCGGTGGTCACCGTTGCGTTGGTGTCCGCGCGCTTGTAGACCACACCAGCAGTGGTCTTGACCGTGATCTGCGTGCCGTCGAAATCGGGCTCTTCCGGTGTTGCCAGAACATCAGCAGCGCCAGACTTCTTGACAACCATCGCGGAACGGATCTTCGTGAGCGCTCCCGAAACACGGGTCTCCAGCAGGTACTTGTACTGGTTGTAGTCGATGTCGAAGTCGTCGAAGAAGTTGACGTCTCCGCCCTTGTCAGCGCCGATCGTGTAATCCTTCAGGTTCACGATGATGCCGACGAGGTCGTCCTCGCTCTCCATGACCTCGACTGTGACGACAGCCGCAACGCCCATCTCCGCCGCCATGTCAGACGGCGTCCTCCATAGACGATGCCCCAGCGTGTCTCGCGCGAGGAGCATCTTGGTGAGCATCGGGAGCGTCGTGTAGAACGTCGGCGACCCTGAGCCCTTGTAGAACCGCATCGATCCGATCACGGCGTCCACGATCTCGACCGGCGACGAGTTGGCGTCGTCGATGTTGACCGTGATGGTTGCCACGTACAGATCGTGGTCGTTCAGGATCGAACGAATGCCAGCGCCCTCGTTCGAGCCCGCCGGATCCTTGATCTTGTCCTCGTCAGCGACGTCACGACCGTCACCGATGAGAACCGCGCGCGCGAGCTCCTCGTCGAGCATGAGGCGCATCTCCGCCTTCAGCCACGCCACGACGTCGAAGTCCGTGATGTCGATGATGTCGTCCCGATCCAGCTTCTGCTTCTTGTAGATCGTGCTGGGCGTCGTGACGCGCTTCGAGACCCCGAAGAACTCTTCCTTCTTCAGGGTTCCCTTGATGTAGCCCTTGGCGCGAGCCTCGTCGAACGTGATGTCGGCGACGATGGACTTGATGCGGGAGAACGGGGAGTGCTTGGTCCCGTTGATGACGCCGGAGACCCACTCGACTCGACGACTGTCGAACTCGGGCGTGTCGGTGACGTTGCGGGCGTCGGGAAACAAGACCTCGATGTTCTCAATGCCGTGCTGAAGCGCATACGCCTCGACAGCCTCTTTCAGCGACCCGCCACGCTGGGCATCTTCGACAATGCCCTTGATCGCGTCATGACTGAGAACGTGCTTCTCCCCCTCCTTCTTGCCGCCCTGCTGCTCGAACACGTTGCGGCTCATGCGCCGTCCTTCCTTTTCGTCGTCGTTGTCATCGGAGTCGTCCGAGTGCGATGCACTCGAGCCAGCGCCCTCGAGCGCGGCGCCGACCATCCAGTGGACGACATCCTTCTGCTCTGAGGTCATCGAATTGTAGACTTCTTGGATCGTCGGATCGTCAGCTGAGTGATCCAGCTTCCCATCCTTTCCATCCTTGTCGTCCTTGTCGTCCTTATCGTCCTTGTCGTCTCCGTCATCCGCCCCGTCGGCGTGATTCAGAGACAGGCCCGTGTAGATGATTGCCTCATCATCCAGTGTGACCAGATCACCATCGGCGTGAGCCAAGGTGACGTTGTCGATCAGAGCCCCCGGGTTTGCACCCGACAGCACCAGGCTGACCTCACGAATGAAGCCATGGAGAACCTGCTTGGCCTTCTCGGTCAGCTGATTCGCGTAGATGGACAGGGACTTGATGTCCTCGTGCTGAACCAGCGTCCTGGCGTTCTTCGCCTGCTCGGAATCGTTGAAGAATCCGTAGGCGTAGACACCGTCGTCGCGGTTCTCGAGGCGTGCATGCCCGAGAACATTCCCGGGCTCGTTGTGTCCGTGCTGCCAGACGAGCGGAACCGTCATCGAATCCTGATGCGCGAACGCATCTTTCATGATCGTCCGACCGTCGGAACACTTGAGCCCAGCTTTCGTGGCATAGCCACTGAAGTCGGGCTTCGGCGGAGTATCCGCATGCGTAAGACTGCCGCCAATGACCATGCCGCTGAAGTCGGGCTTGGCCTTTTCTTCCATTTTGAATGCTCGCTTTCAGATTGGATAGTCGGCCTGTTAGCCGTTCTTGCTACTACCGTTACTCACTCCATTAGTCGCTGGGACTAGTTTGTCTATAGCCAAAGGCACGTGTGTTGCCTGTGGCTGAGCTCCGGTTCCAGTTGGCGGCATGTTACTGTTTGTCAGTTGATCAGCCTTCGGAGAAGAATGCGGCGGGAAACCGATGATGCCGCGAATTTCGTTGGCTGTCATAATTTCATTGCGCGTGAACTTGTCCGCGATCTCTGCGATGTTCTCGATCGGGATCAACCTGAACGGATCCTTGAAGAACAGAACCGACTGCTTCTGGGTACGGGCCGTCTTGGTCAAGAAGGAGCGACGCATTGCTTCGACTATTGCGGTAAGAATCGGTTCGACCGTGCGGTTCCAGTAATTCAGCATCGCCTTCTCATCGGCGGTTCCGTTCATAACCTCTTCTGTCAGACCGAGCTGACCATAAAGCATCTTGGTCAGATACTCAATCTGCGACATGAGGTTGTTCTCAGCCGGTCGGTTCAACTGAGTAATCTTCTCGGTTCCATCCGTGTAGGCGATGCCATACTGGCTACCCTTGAGTTGGAACTCGATGTCCGTCCTCCGTTGTTCCGCCTGCTGCCGGCGTGCTTCCGACTTGATCACGTAAGGAAGCTGGATGATGAGGTCTAGTTTCCCCGAAGCCGAAGCCTCATCGACGACATCCAGCAGATTAAGCTTTCGAAGCAGTCGCTGAAGCGTGGAGTTCGGCTCATTCATCACTGAATATAGCGGATTCTCCACAATGGCGACCGCGGTTTTGAGAAGAGTGATCTCTTCGCGCACGCCCGTCGTTTCGTTATACAGATTGACCCGCACATGATGCGGATACCACGTCACGACATTACCAACACGAAGTGTCAGGATGTCGAACCCCCCGGATTGCTCCGGGCTAATCGACGTGTCTACCGGAACGATCGCAGCGACTCCGTTATCGAAGAGAGTCATCACCACGTCCTGGCGAAAAGCACGAGCAGCCTGATCGATGTTGGCCTCAAGAGTGAGACAACTGTTCAGACCGCTGTCCATGTCCTCCTTGTATCGATTCTCGTCGTCCAATCGAACATGCCGCATGTCCACCGAAGCGACATCGATACCCAACCGTGTGTAGATCGAGGCTATGATCGAACGTTCATTGGGAATTCTTGGCGACGTTCGACTCGGAGACCTCGAATAACTCGCGCCATAGGCCTCATACGGAAGCCGTTTCTGAATGCTGTCTTGGTTCGTAAAGACGTTCCAAGCGTGCTTCAGCGTTGCGCCAAATCCCACTTCTCACCTCCTTTCATCATTCAAATGCCTCCTTATTCGCCTTGTATGAAACATAGGCATCCATCAAAGCGGCAACATTGTCAATCTTCTCTTCCTGCCGCTTCTTCAGAAGCTTTCGATTCCCGTTGGTATCCTCGAGCGTGATTGCGTTGCCCATGGCAAATGACATCAACGCCTGATCGAATATGAGCAACCTTTGCTCAGCCAGGATCTTCAATTCACCCAACGGAACAGATTCAGTTTTAGCACCCTGGATCACTTTCTCTATGCCAAATGATCCATTCTCGGCTTCCCAGCGCGTAACGAACTCTTTAGCATTGTAGGGATCGAAACCCAGGGTGCGAACATCATACTCCGACGTTGTTATGAATGCGTCTAGGTCGTCGTACACCTCCATCATGTCGAGAACAGTTCCCTCCATAACGTGAAGACTTCCTTCGTTGATGAAGTCGTCGTACTTCATCCGCATTGCCGCCTGAAGCTTCATCAGCGTCAGCGACGTGATGTAACTCCTCGTCTTGACGCCAAATTTCTCGCCGCCCAGAGGAAAGAGAAGAGTGAAAGCACAGAAATCGTCGCCCTGCGAGAGATCCGCACCGAGTGCACACGGTAGCTGCCAGAATTCGCGAGGACGATGTACAAGCGTCTCTTCATACGTAAAGAAGTAGGTGTAACCCTCCATAGGAATTCCAAAGCGCTTCGCGAGAATGTCATTTCTAGACGCAGGTGCTTTCTCGGCTCTCTCCACATCAAGCTGATACGTTTCATAGGAAATCGTCGCCCCAAGATTAGGATTCGCTTTGATCCACGTTCCTGGATCGGCTACTTCTTCAAGTTCGTCAAGCTTGTAATGCCAGATCGAAACATGCGGAGCAAGGTACTCTCCCTTGAGAATGTCAGCTAGTTCCATTTTGATTGTGTCACCTGAACCGGCTCTGACAGTTCCTTCTGAGCTGATTGCAACGATCAGATAGTCCTCAAGTTTCGAAGCACCTTGCTCCAATGCACCAATTACGTCTTCTCTAAGATCGCCGGAAAGCCATTCGTCGACCGTAGAGATTTTGGGCCGCAGACCTTGCAGTTTGTTGATCGCCATTGGGCGTACTTCGAGCAGCGATCCTGTGAGAAAGTTCTCAATGCCTTTCTTGGTAGCGGCCAACTTGACTCGGTTGGCTCTGGATCCAGTTGTGTTCTGGAGAGAACCTTCTGTCAGGAATTTGAACAACGGGCCTCGCGCGCGCGTGATCGATGTGCGCGCAGGGGACATGACTTCGTCCGCCTGCTTCATGGTCGGGGCCGTTGTGACCTGGTGTGTTGTGGACGTGTCTACATTCAAGAAGTAGTTCTGAATGATCGAAGCATACATCGACTTGGCCGCCCCACGAGCGACTATCAGATACTGCTTGAGAATCAGTCGCTTCTTGATCGTCTTCTTGACGTAGTGACCACCGTGGTTATCCTTGGTAGGTTCGTAGACACTGCGTTCAACGAAGTAGTACCAACCAAAGATTTGTTCAGACCAGAGCTTGAAGGTATCCAGTAGGTGTAGATCAGCACCATCTGTGAGAGTCAACTCTCCTTCGCAGAAGCGGATAAATCCATCCACCGCTTGATCATCGTAGTAAATGTTCGGGTTGGCGATAAGCGCATCGATCCGATTCATCTCCAAAGAGACTTCACGATTCACAAGAATGTTCCCACGGAGAACTGCATCACGGAACTGTTCATAGTAGATCGGAACTGCCCTGTTAGACAGGCCCACGCCAACCCTCCTCTCTACGCCACTGCGAGACCGGTCACCACCGTCTTGGCGCCGGCACGAGCCATCTTCGCCTTCAATGTCCTCTTGACCTGCTTCGACGCGGTATTGGTAGCTGCATCAGTGAGATGCTGCTGCCCCTTACCGGTAAGACTGGCGACGAATTTCTGCCCACGAGTCTTTCGTCCGAACTCGAGGTTGTTAACCTTCGCCTCGAGCTCCAGACGCTTGGCATACGTCTGGAGATCCGAGTTCGAAAGAGCATGAGCGCCGCTTGCCTTCTTGATCTGCCCGAGCTTTGCGGCTCGAGTAGCTTCCTTGACCGGCCCATGGCCTGTGCCACCACGGGCTTTCAGTTTCTTTCCTCCGAAACCTGCTTGCCCAACGGTGACTCTGCTGGGACGATCCCTTCGAACGCCCCACTTCATTCCTTTGACGCCGTGGTGGAACAATTCCATGGTTTTGATCCACCCCAACTCTTTGCTAACGCTCATGCCACCTCCTCCCAAGGATTCGGCGGATTGGGATCCACCCAATCTTCTTCTTCACGATGGACATTCAGACGCCATTCGAGCTCGGCAACCTGCCTGTCAAACGCCGCGATCAGATATGACGTCGTGGGGGGATCAAACAGAAGTCGGACTCGAAGATACACATAGCTCCTAACCGCATTGAACTGATTGTCATCGACGTAGAAATCATCCCACATCGACGACGAGTCCTCGATCATGAAACCGTCTTCGGGTCCGACTCCCAGCTGGGTCAGAGTAGAGAACACGCTGTTGATATGCGTGATAATATCCGTGTCGAATGCGGTGTAGTCCTCTGCAATTCCCAGAATCTTCTTGGTGCTTGTAAGAATACTTGCGTCCATCTACTCACCACCTTTCTACCTTTTCGGTGTTGGGGTACTACTCGGGAGCGTTGGTGCCGCCCGGGTTCTGCGGAGGCATGGTGTCCGGCGCCTGAACAGGCGGCGAATCCTCGGGCTCCGGGTCCACCGGCGGACGATCTTCGTGATCCTCTCCGGGATCATCAACCGGCGTCTGACGCTCGATGATCTCTTCCTCTCGACGACGATGCTCGTCGTCATCTTCGACCGGGAGGGAAACTTCCTCCTCGGACACACCTTCCTGAGCTAGCTGCTCGTCGTTCCCGGGCTCATTGCCCGTCATCTCATCATCCATTTTGTCATCTCCGTTTCTTCTAACCAATTTGAATCGATTGCTGAGCAGAAATCCTGCCGTAAGGCCTAGAGCAAACGTTATGAAATGCTCTACGGCGAAATCAAACCACGAGGTAACATCTATCCAAGCGGTCATCAGTCTGCTCTAACAAGACCGAACCCCGCCGACCAATATCCCCATCCGCGGGTCTTCTTGGCGACCACTCCGCCATCCCACTGGCTACCGCCGGTAGGACTTGTGTTGCCTTCCACCGTGGTGCAGTTCGAGGCGTCGTAGATAACGCCGGTATGCTGTGATCCGATGAAAGCGTGATCGCCGGCACGGACTTTGCTGGGGTCGTTTGTCCATCCCTTGTAGATCCCCTTCCCCTGCTTGGCCAACG